ATTAAAAATTTACATAAGTCGTATACCTTCATTATACTGTTCCTCCCTCGATGCCCATTTCATTCATGGCAATTAAGTATTCTGTATTGATAAGCGTTTGTGCCTGCATTTCTTCAACTGTTGGCGGTGGTTCAATTGGTGTTGGATCAGGTACTATTGGTGCTGTAAATTCGCCTGTTTCGCTGTTGTAATCCCATCCTTCTTGAATGTCGTCTCGCCCTGTAATGTCCACCAAAATAATATTTGGAGCAAATTCAGGCTTTTCATCAGCTTCAAAAATCCAATGTGCTTTATCATATAAAATTTGTGCGAACTTCATTTAATCACTCCCACCATTCCACTGTTAATATTCCGTTTCCACCATTTCCAGCCACAGGTAAAGGATTGCCAGCTCCAATGCCCCCAATTCCTATTGTAATAGGGATAACACTCAACGGATTAACTGTTACCAATCTTTTGTATACGAAGTCTCCACCACCACCACCAGTAGCATAATCATTCGTCCCTTGATTGGAACCACCACCGCCAGAACAATACCCTCCGTGGAAGTTAGCAGTCATTGAGATATTGTGAACAAATCCTCTGCCTCCAAAGTAAGGGCCGCTGTTCCCTCCATTTCCTGCTTTGTTCACATTTGTAGCGTAAACTAGAGAAGGTTCACCATCCTGACCCCCTGGCCCACCTTTTCTTCCTGTTTGTAGATTTAAGTTATTGGCTTGGCCAGTACCTCCACTACCTCCACTCAATGTTAATAAATTTCCGAAAGATGTAGCTCCTCCAGTTCCACCCATTAAACCTGAGTCACTAGAACTTTTAAAGCCACCACCTCCTCCTGCGCCTCCACCAGTTATATAAACTTCTGTTACGCCAGCAGGGACATAAAAAGTTCCGCTTGATGTAAAAGTCATTGATTTCATGACTTTACCCACATTTTTATTTGCTATTTGAGTGTTAATGTTATCTACACCTGTTTTAGTGACATCCGTAGTTGTTTTAATACTATCTACAACAGCCTTAATTGCCGTTTGCATAGATTTAGTTGCTAAATCAATAATGTTCATTCAATCACTTCCTCACTAATAATTTGAGGTTCACCATTTACTGTCCTAAACCCCCATCTATACGTTTTGCCATTATCAACAAACATGTGAGGCATCGGATCGATTACATGGCTTTTCATGTCACTCTTTACCTCGTTAATGGCACCCGACATTGTTTTGTCTTCTGTTTCTAAATCAGGAATCTCCTTTGTACCTTGTTGCAATTCACTGACTGCAGCATCCAAGACGTCCATATTTTCATTAATATCTGAGATTAAAACATTTTCGGTTAACTCAGGCTGTTTTAAATTTAAATTTGGTGTATATTTCATTAGCTCACCCCATCCCATACTCTAATATCATCCCAAGTTAAATTGCTTACACTTCCCCAGGTACGATTTTTCACAAAGTCCCAAACATTGAAGGTGTACGCATATCCAAACTCCAAATGAGCTGGCACAATAATTTCTATTGCTTGCATAAGGCCTTCTAAATTGTCAGGAATGCCCTTTGTACCTGTGAATTTGATCTCGGATACTCCTGGCGTACTTGTTGTATTTATTTCTACTTCACCATTACTATAAGCAGCTGCTACAGCCTTTATAGTTTCTTCGGTTGTTTGGTCAAAGCTTGCTCGATTACGTGATGAAATTTGCTCCCTGCGTTGGTCATAGCGTAATTTGCTATTTGGCTTAATGCCTAAATCACGTTCATAAATAGGTAGGGCTTCAATGGCTGTATCGATAAAAATGTTACGATTCACGATTTCAAGCTGTTGCTCTGTATTCCGTAGCTCCCGATCATCAGTCGTGAGGATCGTTCTAAAGACGTTTGATTTACGCTCATACAACGGCAAATACTTCATCATGTTCGATAGATAGTCTTTTGTTGAAACAACGATGCTTGTAACCATTTCAGCTCTTGTCTGCATGATGATAGGTGATTGGACCACCTTCACGCCTTGCGTAACCTGCTCTGTGATGACCTCATTCGTTGCGCCTGTTAAAGCGATTGAAACGCCTTGCGTCTGTAGTTCTGTTTCGGTAATCATCAATGCAAGTCTAAAGCATTCCCATTGGTGCGCTGTTAGCTCTCCCCAAGTAAAGACCGACACTTGGCCCCACTCGGATTGCGGTATTGCATGCATTGGTCCTCACCTACCTTAAACGGACAATTAAATAGTTTTTAGGGATTTTGTATTGACTCGATACATCGATGTTCTTTGTAAATTCTGCTTGCGATTTAAACAGCAAATTACCACCTGTTTTTGCATCAAGAATCCCAATATGCGTAATATCTCCCCATGACTCTGCAGCAATTGGAAACAAAATATCAGCGCTGTTGGATGTTTGGCCATCTGTTGGCGCTGTGAAGCTTGCAGGTTGTCGTGAGTAACTTGCTGCATTTACTTCAACGTCACCATTAAATAAGGCAACAAATACTTGCGTAGTTCGTAAATTGTCCGTTAGAACTTTATTCTTTAAATATGCTGTCATGTGATTCATTCATTAACACCTCCCATTACTGGCACACCATCATCAGGAATAACCACGTTAGCAGTTGATCCATTGATTAATAGGTCCTGATAATCTAAAACCCCATCACTATCGATAATGAGCGCCCCAATCTTTGCATAGCTCACGAATGAAGTCTTAAAGGCTATTTCTTTCAAATGCTTTGTAATGCTCTTTTTAATATTTGTTTTGACTACTTCCTCTGTATAACCAGGCATCAATGAAAGTGCCACTGATAGATTAATCAGTAATGCTTCTGCAGACATTACAAGCAAATCATCTACACCAAAAGGCATTTCTTCTTCGATGTAGTCCCTTACAGCTTCGATTAATTCGACATTAGCAGGTAATTTGTTCGCATCGATCACGACCACTTTCATAGATAAAGGGCCGTTGTAGCGAGGGAATATCTTTGCATCACCAACACCTGTCACTTCTAGCGCCCATTCTCGATAATGATATTTATTACCTGCCTTACCTGGACGCTGCAGTTTATCATAATAGCGTTGGCGTAAATCGTTATCTGTTTCTTCATCATAGCCATTTGTGACAGATTCAGGATTGTACACATTGACCAGACCATTGATAGATGCAGGGAAGTTTTTTATGGCATTGGCAGGTACATTTCCAACCTGGCCAAACTCATTACACTGTACACGAATATGGGCAAATCCACTTTCATTAAGAATGGCTTCTTCAATGACTGTGTATAAAATTGTTTCTGTGCCTACTAATTCGCCAACTTTTACAAGTGTGCCAGCTGTACCCGAAACAATGACCGTTGTCGTGGCTTGAGTAGCAGGTTTACGGCTAACGCCCGTCCGCTGATAAACTGTTCTTGTTAGCTCGTCACCTGTTAATTTTTCAACGTCTAATTTTTCTTGTACTGCAGCAATCTTCTTTTGTTGTTCGGCAAATTCAACGGCCACTGGCTTTGTTACGTCATAAACAAAATTACCTTTTGACTTGTCGTAATCATCGCTTATATTGATAATCATCCGATTATGAATAATCTTTTCATCTTCCATCTACGCTGCCACCTTCTTTATTGGCTCGTCAATTTCGAATGCTCCTTCTACCGTGACGACTCTAAATTTTATCCGCATCCACTTTCCATCATGGTTAAACTGCCATTCCTGAATTTCTTGAATGTGGGTATGTTCCATTAAGGACGCTGTGACTTCTCGTTTTATTTCTGCTTCAATAAATGCTCTTGGTAAGCTAGAACCTATCAAATCCTCTAACGTCACCCCATAAGGAATGTCTTTGTAAATGCGGAATCGAAAGCGCTCGGTTTTTAACACTTTCAAGATCCATTGTTTCAATGTTTCAAGGCCATGAACTTCAACCATTTTTCCATTTCTGAATACAAAATCGCCTTTATCAAAGTCATACAAAAAAGACTTACCTAGTGGTGGCAAGTCTGTTTTAATTTCCTGTGTATCAAATTCTAGTTGCGTGATTTTAGGTAACATTATTCGAACCTCACCGCCTTACCTACAACAAAATACAGCTGTTCATCTGCAGTTGGTAACAGAATTACTTCGTCACCTTCTTTGAGCGTATCAACCGTCATTCTTGGTAATAACCAATTAGTTTTTGCTGCTCATGTCCTAGAAGATTATGAACGTGAAATAGAGCTAGAGGGAGAATTAAAATTCACTGATGCTGATTGCGGAACAATCGTTAATGTTGCAGGGACAGGTTCAGTAGTATCGTTAAATGTTGATACCACTTTTGAAGCCAAAAAAGTAAAGTCTAAAACAATTGATACGCTCAAAGAAGGTGACGAAGTAATTCTGTTACCAACTGCAGATGAACATTAGCAAATTCAACGGCCACTGGC